GTTCTGGTTGTTGTGGTTGTGAAGGTTCTGGTAAAGAACTAATATTATCTGAATTTAATTTTTCTAATGAATTTATAATATTTTTTGTAAATTGTAATATAAATTGTTTAGGATTTATATTATCACGTGTGTATAAATCAGAGAATAACATACTAGGTGGAATTGGATAATCAATTGGATAGTCTGTATGTACATTTTCAACAACTTTAACGCGATTAACTATTTCATCTTTCGTATATAATTTATAAATAGTAAATCCTGGTGTTTGTCCGTGGTTCATACTACTTCCAATTACACCAGCTATATTACCTACACGTCTTTTTTTACCATTAAACATAGGTAATGCATACCATGTTTTATTATTTTCTTTAAGAATTCGTTTAACACTTCCTAAAGGAACAAAAAAATTACCAACTGTTATTTTAACAAGTATTCTTGTTGTTGGTTTAGCACCATAACCAGAAGGATTACCATCTGCTGGAGATGTATATATAGACATTATATTAGATGGTGCATAATTAAAGGTAGTATCTGTTTTTAAGGATGTTATTAACTCTTTTTTAGTAGAACATGTACCTAAATTAAATTTATTTTGAGAATTTAAAATTTTAATAGTATACATATCAGAATAATCTTCATCTGTATAATCATCAGATGTTAGATAATTAGTTTTATCTGAACAATTTTTATCAATCCATATTTGTTCAAGACTTCCTGTATTTTTTTCTAATTCAAAAAAGGAATCTCCTTCATATGTATGTGACATATTATTTATATCTAAAGAATCTTCTTCACTCATAATAAAGTTCCTAACTTATTATTATATAAAAATAAATTAAATTTGTTATTCAAAATTGTATTTAAAAAAATAAACTGAATTTATATTAAACCATACTTACTAAAAAGTAAAATTATAGTGATTTACATTCAGCGTTCACTCACTTAGTTCGTTCAACATTCACTGTTAATTCACACTGCGTGTTCAGCGTTCACTCACTTAGTTCGTTCAACATTCACTGTTAATTCACACTGCGTTCACTGCGTTCACTGCGTTCACTATGATTACAAGAAGCAATAAAAAGTATGGAGCCAATTTGCATACAGTTAAGTTTAGTCCAACTTTAAAAAAAAAGCATAATAAAAGATACAATAAAGAATTAGAAAAGTTTAGTAATAATATAGAAGCTATTTATGATGGTTCTTTTTTCGAAAGAATTCCTTTAGATGATCAACATGATAAAATAAGAAATTCAGTAAGTATTCATGAATTAGTAAGATTGAACGATGAATTATCAAAATTAAAATCAAATTATCAAAAAGCATGTCCAAGTGTAATTGATATATTAAAAACAAATCTACCAACAAATAAAAAACAAGATTTACTAGAAAAAATACATTTATTTACAAATTCTGAACCATTGTCCCAAGAGTATAATTTAACTTTGAAAAACTTAAATGACACACTTACATGTAATCCTGACCAAAAATTAATAAATTTAGAAAAAGAAATTAATGAAAGATGTAATAACTACGATTCTGATAACGATTTAAAGGTTAAATTGCTTAATTCACCCATGTCAATGGAAAACAAAGTAATAGCATATAATCGTTTTAAAATTTTAAATTCCTATAAAAGTGATAATGCAGATTCATCTGAATTCTTTAAGTATAAAGTATGGATCGATACATTATTACAAATTCCATTTGGAATATATAAAAATCCTAAATTGGAAATTACAGATCCTACACATACAGGATATAATAATGGTATCAGGAATTATTTAAAAAATATTAGAACAGTTTTGGATAATAAATTAAGTTATCTCGAGAAACCAAAAGATCAAATTCTAAATATGATCACTCACACTTTAAAAAATAAAGATGCAAAGTTTAATGCCATCGGACTTCATGGTGTAAGAGGTTTAGGTAAAACAACACTTATCTCAAGTATTTCAGAAGCAATTGATAGACCATTCAGAATGATCAGTTTAGGTGGTGAATCAGATGTTTCTATGTTAACAGGTCATAACTTTACTTATATAGGTAGTATACCTGGACGTATTATTGAAATCTTAAAAGAAACTCAATGTATGAATCCTATTATATTATTTGATGAATTAGATAAAGTTTCTGAAACTGAACATGGTAAAGAAATTATCGGTGCATTAATTCATTTAACAGATAACACAACAAATCACAAATATAATTATGATAAATATTTCTCTGGTATCGAGTTTGATTTAAGTAAGATTATGTTTGTATTTACATATAATGACAGTACAAAAATCAATAAAATTTTATCAGATCGTTTATATAAAATCAATATTGAAAATTACACAGATAATGAAAAATTCACAATTGTAAAAACACATATGATTTCTAATGTTTTAAGTGATTATTTCTTTACACAAAATGATATTGTTTTCTCAGACGAAACTATTCGTTATATAATTAAAAAATCAAATGAAAATGGTCAAAGTGAAGGTATGCGTGATATCAAACGCAAGTTACAAATTATTATTTCCAGGATAAATACACTTTTATTGACATCAAAATCAGATGAAATTGTAAAATTATCTTACAATGTTTTATATGATAAATATACTTCATTACCTATTCATATAAAAAATAACGACATTGACATATTATTATCCAAAAGTGATAGTAATGATAATTCATCAATTAAATTTAATGATCCACCATTCCATATGTACATGTAAAAATCACATTACAATTATACAACATGTTATTCTAAATCCAACTCAATTTCATTTGTATTTAACGTGTTTTCATCTGTAGATTTAACTGAATCATCGACTCTGTTTTTATTATTTTCACTTAATTTTAATTTCAACTCTTGCATTAACATATCACGCTCAATTTCTTTTTTAGTTCTTCTTTTTCGTTTTTTAACAGTTTTTTGTGTCTCGCTTTCATCATTAATAATACTTACAGAAACATTTGTGTTATTAACGTGCGATGGTAACTGTGTAATATTTATATTCTCATTTTCTATATTACATGAATTATCAACTGCGTCATTACTTGTAACAGTAACATTGTTCGATTTAGATGGTGACGAAGATGGCTTTGATATTATGTTATTAATCATTTCATTTTGTTTTCTTATTACTTGTTCATCATCAATTTCTGTACTAGCATTTTCATCGTAATTATCATCAGTGTTATCACATGATAACTCATCATCAGTATCTGAGTCAGATTCAGAATCTAATTCTGTTTCATCATTATTTACAGCTGTGTTATCATTTTTATCTTCATTTATTAACGTTTCAGTTGACGATGAAGCTGAAGCTGAGTTTTGAAGAGTATAATAGTAAATAGTTGATAATAATAAATCAATACCGACAACATAAGTAATAATTTTATTAAAAAATGGTAAAAAATCACTGTTATACATTAAAAAGTAAACATATATACTTGCATATATAACAAGACCTATTACAACTGAATAAGTCGATATAGTTAGTATATCAGGGATAAGATTTGATTTTTTTAATAAATATTGCGATATTATAAACATAATCAAAATTGGAATTTATTATAATATTATATTAAATAAAAAAAAGACAACAAACGAAATTGTATTTTAACGTGCAAAATACGACTTCGGTACTTCGTTAACTCTTACTTCGTTAACTCTTACTTCGTTAACTCTTACTTCGTTAACTCTTACTTCGTTAACTCTTACTTCGTTAACTCTTACTTCGTTAACTCGTTAACTCGTTATCTCTTATAACATTGATGATAAGTACTACATATGTCTTTTAACATAGAGTCAATATCACGACCTCCTGTATAATCTTTTATAAGTTTTCCATCCCTATCAATATATTTAATTGTAGGAAAACCTCTGAAATTTAATTTTGAAGCTAAATCTTCATCAATGTCTTCACTTTCAATTGCAAGCATAGGAAATGTTGTTTGATTTTTATTTAAAAAATCAGATAATTCCTTATAAGTTGGTTTAAATCGAACACAATGACCACACCATGTAGCCCATATTAAAATCATTCCTGGTTTTTGATATTGTTGATAATCCTTTATAAATACGCCATTTTTATTTACATTGAAATTTTGTTTTTTTAAATGTTTTGTAATACCATCACTCATAATAATTATACTATTATTACTATAAGCAGTTAAAAAAATTAAATTAAAAACTGAATTTAATTTATCACACTTCTTTTCTATCAATAAAATGTCAAAAGTAACAAAAGCTGCCACTAAAGTCGCCAAAACTGCTACGAAAGCTGCTACTAAAACTGTTGCTACCACTGCAAATGTACTTCTTCCATTAAATGATGTAAATTTCCAAAGTATAAATTTGGCTAAAAGTGGTCGTTCAGTTAAATTAATATATGATAAACAAACACTTAATATAACTACACCAACATTGTATATGCCATTTAACTTGAATAAATATCAAAAACAATGGTCAAATTTTGAAGATTATTCCGTAGATTGTTATGTAGACACTTATGGTGAAAACGAAACACAAGATACAATAGGAAAATTAAATGCATTAAATGAATGTATATTTGAAACAGTCAAATCAAATCTTAATTTATTCAATGTCCCGAATAATGAAGAAATTTCATTTTCACCATTCTATAAAGATAATAAATCATTTCCTAAATTATTAAAATTAAACTTTCCAAGAGATACTAACGGAAATTTCATCACTCAATTTTTTGATGAAAATTCTAACAAAATTTTTGTTGATGAAACTAACATTGACACCATTCTCACTAAAAAAACATCATTCAAAACAATCATAGGATGTTCTAAAGTTTATGTCTACCAAAATAAAGCAGGATGCTCATGGGATATCCTACAATTAAAATTAAACCCTGTTAAGAAAGCAAATAATACAAATAATTACAATATCAACGATACTGACAGTGTTGAAATGAGCGATGACAGTGATAACAGCAGTAATGGTGGTGGTAACAATAAAATATACACACAAATGTCAATGATCGATGACTAATTAACACTTTATCCTCTTGTAACTGTTATTTTATACATGTTACCATTGTAAACAGCAACTGTTGAAAAATTTGATAAACCACTATTGTATTTAATAATATCGCTGATAGAATCAGTTTTTGCCTTTACCATTTCTAAAAAAGCATCATCTGATACTGGACCTGCTGAAAAAATATTCATATCAAACTCATTTATAAAATCGTATTCATATGCAAAATCAACCATTATAATTACTTCTTATTATATATCTAAATATATCTATTCACAATAAAAATAAAATACACATTTTTATTTTTATTAAGATAATCACACAGCTAAATAATATAACCTATCATTTAAACAGATGGCATTGGTGGCATACCTTCTGGTCTTTCTACAGGTGGGAGTGGAACTAAAGGTCCCTTGTCATTTACAGTGATCTTGTAAACTGAACCCTTGAAATAAACATAAGTAGAGTCGTTAACAGCATCTGCCTTGATAGCAGCAACATTGTCCTTTACCATCTTGAGGAAATCTTCTTCATCTTGAACTGGTCCTGCATTGTATACAGCATCGTCGTAAACAGTTGTGAAAACGTATTCATATGCGTGTTCCATTTTGTATTAACCTTTTTATTTATATACCTTATACATAAAATAATTTTTTTGAAATAAACACAAATTAAATCAATTTAAATCAAGGTAATTTAAAAGATTTCTTAGTGTCTTCATCTGCATTACACCATAACCAACATACATGATGTTGTAATTCATGAATTTTTGATTCTATTTTTGTAATATCTTCTTCAATATATGTAATAATATCATCTGATAGTACATAATCTATATTAAATTCCTTTGCCAATCGTATTAATTTTAAAATGTTTTTTGATTTATAAGCATTTAAAACTTCTATGAATTTTTCATTATTTCCACCATGTTTATCAGGATGTGTTTTCAATGATAATTTCTTATACAATTTATTAAGTGCTTCCCGTAATAATTCATTTTCTTCATTCATTTCACCATCACATTCTATATCATCATCACCTTCTTCTTTAGATTCTTCTTCAGATTCTTTAGGTTCCCCTTCATCTTCTTGTTTAGGTTCTTCTGATTCCCCTTCAACTTCTTCTTTAAGTTCTTCTGGATTTTCATCTTCTTTAGGTGGTGATTCTGGTTTTTTTGGTGGTGGGTTTAATTCGTAATATTCTTTTAGAAACTGTGTATTATATTTAGCGTATTTAAAGTTCACTTCTTCTAAATAAGATTCTAAATAATCATATTTTAAAAGTAGTTTCTTTAATATCAACTTAGTTTCATTCATTTTACTATACCAATTTAATTTTTTAATTTAATTTTATCAAACATTGTATTTATTTTATTTTTGTATATAAATTAGTGTAATATTAACATGAGTAGAATAAGTAGGAATGAATACGAAAATGAATACGAAAATGAGTACGAAGATGAATATCAAATAAATGAACGTTTAATAAATTCGATAATGAGATTAAGAACTTCTTTAGAATATGCATCAATGAATAGACATTTAAATTCTAATTCTAATTCTA